CAGGTATTGTTTATCAAATTATACTTAAAGAGAAGCCTGCAAAAGTATGCATTGACATTGGTGGCCTTGGCGCTGGTGTTTACGACAGATTGCGCGAGTTAGTGCCCGACGCTCACATCTTGGTAGCCGTAAACTTCGGGGCGAAACCCTTCGATGGTCAAAGGTATAGAAACAAAAAGGCTGAAATGTGGGGAGGGACGCTTGAGTGGTTGAACGAAGAACCATGTCAAATACCTGACTCGGACGAACTGCATGCAGATTTATGTAACACAAAGTACAAGATAGACTCTAACTCTAGGCTAGAGATGGAGTCTAAAGCGGCCATGAAGAAACGCGGCATTAGGTCTAGTGATTGTGCGGACGCATTAGCTTTAACGTTCGCTCTTCCTGAGTCTGCATTTCACGCAAACAAAAAACAAGATGAAGTGCTAAACTTGCTTAATGAGAGCTTTGACGCAAGAATGGCAGCAAGAAACAAATCAGGGAGGTAGTTATGTCAGGTGTAATGGGTGTTGGTCAGGCGGAAGACGCCCTCATTGACGGTAAAATAAATTTGTCATCGATCAAAAAAGACATTGAAACGTTTCACAAATATTTTGAGCCAAATTATAAAACCTTTCGTGAGTTCTTTAAGCTGACGTTTCAGTCGACTTTATCGCAAGCTGAGAAAGACAACTTAGAGTTAATAGGTAAGCCCGCGCTCGAGTTTGCAATATTCGAAGCGTATATATCTAGATTGCGCGGTGAGTTCTCAAAACAGCGCCCGTCAATGAATGTTCACGCAGCCGAGGGCTTAGCTATTGGCAAGCTGGATGACCAATACTTAAAGCTTATGAAAGTGTCACAAGCTCACTTGGACGAAATATTTCTGGCGTCAGACAGCGAAGGTTTTAGTGATGATATGTATTGCGACACTGCAGCCGGTGGGTTTGGGGTTGCAAAAGTTGTCACGGAATACTTGAACGAGAAATCATTTCTGCAGAGGATAAAGCTAGATAGAGTAGCAAACCCATGCATGTGCGGCTTTGACCCGCTTGCAATGAAGCGTCACAAAGGGGATGGTCGCTTTTGCTTTGAGCTGTACCCAATGTCACAAGAGGAATTTGCAACAGAATTTGGCAAGGCAAAAGCTAAAACTTTCAACTTTACACGCTCTGTCCAGAATTTTAATTGGACATATACAAATCAAGATATAAAAATAGTGCTAGTGGCTGATTACTACGTGAAAGTGCCTAAAGTTACGACGCTTGTTCGCATAGCTGAAAACACGCTAGATTGGCCTCAAACAATGATGCTTCCTGAGTATAACAAGCGTGTGAAAGACTTTGACGGAATAGAGCAAGTCCCCGAAATTTTAGAGCGACGCAAAACCACTGCAACTTCAATTTGGCGCTACAGAATATCGCAAAATGAGATACTAGATAGCGAAGAAACGTTCTATCCTATGTTGCCCTATGTGTTTTTTGATGGCAATTCGGCTTATGTTCAAGAGGAGCAAGGCGGACAAATGCGCCAGAGATGCAAGCCTTACACTTATCACGCGAAAGGTGCGCAGCGCTTGTTCAACTTCGCAGGGCAAACTATCGGGCAAGAGCTTGAAGACATGCCCCGCAACACCTATATGATACCAGTCAGAGGTATACCTAAAGCGTATATCAAGCAATGGCAATACCCTCAAATGGCTGGCACTCTAGCGTATAACGATGTTGACCCCGAGAACCCGAATTCGCCGGTTGCACCTCCCACTGTCACGCAAAGAATGCCCACCCCTCCCTTGGTTCAAGAAACATTTGTAGGTGCGCAAGGAATTATTCAGCAAACTTTAGGGTCTTACGATGCAATTCTAGGCGTCAGAGGCAATGATATATCCGGCAAAGCTATTCAAAACGGCGCGATGCAGTCAGACGCTGCAGCTATGCCCTATTATGTGAATTTCATTATCTCGATGCAGAGATGTGCGGAGATTATCCTCCACTTGATGCCGCTAATATATAACACGCCTCGAACTATTCCAGTTAGACTTCCAAACGGCAAGCGTGACTATCAAGTCATTAACCAACCATACCCTAAAGTGGACAAACAAGCAGAAATGCAGCAAAAAGCACAGCAAATGGGGTTGGGTGGAGTTCAGAGTCAACTGGAAGAGTCCGGCGAAGAAAGTGCGGAGTCTGAAGAAATGGAAGACGCATTAATGTTTAATTATGACCCTCACGATTTAAATGTAATCGTTGAGCCAGGCGTAAACACTCATGTGCAAAAGCAATTATCTTTTGAGCTGTTAACTCGCGCAATGGAAGTGTCACCTACGCTAGCTGAGTTCTTTAATCGTCAAGGCTTGCCGGTAATCCTAGAAAGTTTAGACTTGCCAGGCATCGAGGCGTTAAAAGATATGGTCGAGCAGTTCCAAGCGCAGATGGAGAAAGAGCGCCAAGCCGCTGCAGACCAACCGCAAGAAATTGACAAGATGGTTCAGGCCGAAATGGAGAAAGCAAGGCTAGATTCAGAGGCTCGCATGCAAAAAATAGAAGCTGATTTCGCAGTGGCTATTGCTAAGATTGCTGAAAAGCAGGAAGAAACAGAGCTGAAGCGCCAAGAGCTAGAGCTTAAAGCACGCGAAGCAAACATCAGGCTAAACATGGACCGGGAAAATGCGGCATCGGCTAACACTTCCGCAACTATCCAGCAAGCGATTGACGTAATGAAGCATCAGGGCGAGCAGAAACAGATTGAAATGCAAAACGAGGCGCAAATGCAGCAAGGTGAAGTTCCCCCACAAGGATAGAACCGATTTGCTACCGGTTTTAAAAGATCGGTAGTGCGTGGCTGCAAGACAAGGAATCGAACCTTGATTCGCGGATTAACAGTCCGTCGTATTACCGTTATACTATCTTGCAAGATTCAAGAATTGACGCCCTTACTTTAGGCACATGGGTGTGAGCTAGGGAGCTGGACGTCAATGTTTATTGTACCATTATGAATCTAAGCTTCATACCTTCCAGGTTAAAAAAAACATATTTACAAATGAATTTATATGTGGATGAAAGTTGTTCAAAATTTGCACAACCAAGACCTTGCATGCTATATTTAACACAGCTTATCTGCCACGTGCAGAAAAAGTGCCGTGAGTCGTTGAAAGGCGATTCATGATAACTGACGGGCAGCATAACCCGGTATACGTTCCGACACGGTAAAATCGGCACACGTCGTGCAGACGGTCTACGTTATCTTTAACGGTTAAAAAAGAAAGGGAAGTTTTAAAATGAGTAGTGAAGATATTGCGACAGACTTAGGTCAACAAGATGAAGCGGCACAATCTGCACCTGTAGCACAGGAACGTATGATTTCGCAGTCTGAAGTTGACAAAATAGTACATGCGAAGATAATGCGCGAACGTGAACGTAGTATGGGTGGAATGCAACAAGCGCCTAATGCTCAAGCTGGTGGATACAACGAGGAAGAGCTTCTAGAAAAGATGGCTTCACGTATGCAGAAACAGCAGGACGAGCAACGCCAAAACTATGAACGCGACCAACAGAAAGCGCAAGTTGATGAAATAGCCAAAAGCTACTTAGAGAAGATGGAACAAGGCAACGAGCTTTATGACGACTTCAAAGAAGTAACCGAAGACTTTTCACCAGCTACTTATCCTCAAATTACTATTATGGCGAGCCAATACGATAACTTACCAGACATCATGTATGAGCTGAATAAGAATCCTAGAAAGCTTGTCGATTTACATGTGCTAGCCCTAACCGATCCGCCTAGAGCGAAAAAGGAAATGGCTAAATTGTCTCAGTCTATTAAACAGAATGAAACAGCACTTGTGAATAACTCAAAGTCGCCTGCTCCACTATCCAAAATGAAATCTTCTTCTGTAGCCGGGCAAGATAGCGGGAAAAAGACGATCAAGGATTTAAGGAAGGAAGCCAGATTTAGAGGCTAGTATTCACACTTAAAGGCCATCCCAGTATCTAGTCCGATGTAAAATTTTTAACATTGGAGATAATACTATGGCTGTAGACGCCACAAATATATTACAACAAGTTGCCACTTACCAAGAGTCTGACTTGGCATACTTGATTAACTTAAACTGCTTTGTAACTACCGCTAACACCAAGTTCAAGAATTTTGAAAATGAAATTGGCAACTTAGGCGACACAGTTACATTTGATAGAACACCACGCTATGTAACAAACAATTCTTTAGTTATTACAGCTCAAGCGTCTGTTCAGCGTGTTCAAACTTTAACAGTTGATAACGCACAAAACGTAGCTTACAACTTCACATCGCAACAAATTCTATTTAACGTGGACGAGTATTGGGACAAGTTTGCCAAGTCTGCAGTTGAAGAATTATCAGCTAACGTTGAAGCTTCAGTAGCTAATGTATGCGTGCAAAACACATTCAGGTTTTACGGTGATGGCGTAACACAAATCACAACATTCAACCAATTAGCTAAAATGCTTAGCTTTTACAGAAACTTTGGCGCACCTAAAAATTCAACTAAAGGTTTCTTGTCCGACATAGCTGTGCCTGATATCGTAGGCTCTGGTTTAAATCAGTTTGCTACAAAGCGTAATGATGAAACAGCAATGAGCTGGGAAGTAGGTTCGTTCAGTCGATGTGAATGGTATCAGTCAAACTTATTGCCGGTTCACCTAGCTGGCACTGAAGGTATCGAGGGTTCAGTTCTTACTGTTGTATCAACAACTAAGAATACTAACGGCGAAATCACTGCAATTACTTTCTCCGGCACAGATGCCGCGTTAGATGCAGCGTCAGTGCTACAGTATGACAAGTTCCAATTCAGCGATAACATAGTGGGTTTCACAAACTTAAGATTCCTAACATTTATCGGCCATTTTCAATCAGCAAGCCCTGTGCAATTTGCATCAGCATCAGTAGCAGCTTCAACTGCCGGCCAACAAGTTACAGTAACTTTGTACCCTCCGTTGTTGCCAGGCGCTCTACAAGCTGCATCAAGCGACACTATGAATATCAATGTGGATATCATAGCTGGCATGCAAGCAACTGTACTGCCTTCGCATAGAGCTGGTGTTGTGCATGCTGGTGAGCCTGTGTTCCTTGCAATGCCGAAATTACCAACACAAGAACCGTTCTATTCAGCTTCTGAGTATGACGAGGATACCGGCGTTGCGATGCGATGTTATTGGGGTACTGTGCTTGGGCAGAATCTCCAAGTGATGGCTCACGATTGTAT